TCGGTAGTGGAGGCGGGCCTTCAACGACCTCGGACTTTGCTTTTGGGCCATCAGAAACCTTGAGCAACAACTGAGTCTGAAGTTCTTCAAACTTCTTCTTCTCAGCGGCCAACTCGCGGGTCTTCTGGTGGAACCCCCTCAGCATGGACTGGTAGGTTGGCGCAAGTTCTTCCGGCAGGTTGTCGGGATTCCCGTCCCATACCGACTTGGGTCTTTCCGCCTCTACTTCGTCCTGAGCCTCCGGTTCGGTTTCATCGGGCTCGGCTTGCAGGTCTTCGGCGGCCTGTTCCGGCTCGGTTTCCGGTTCCGTCGTCTCGTTATCTATGGAGGACTCGTAATCCTTCACAGCATCCGATTCGGCGGCGGTCATAGCGTCTCCGTCTTCGGGTTGGGCTTCGATCTCGTTATTCCCCGCATCGGGATTGATAACTTCGACCTCGCCTCCCTCTTCTGGCTTGATGCTGTCGCCACTCATCGTAATCTCCTTACAATTCCGGTAGCGCGGGCAACGGAGCCTTATCAAAAGCCCTGTCTATAGCTGCCTCTTGGCGCTTTCGTGTTGCCGCCGTTTTTTCTTTCTGGATGGCCTTGACGGCGTTGGCGTCTCCAGGTTTAGAGTTGTTCTTGATGTATTTCTGCTCGTCCCGATGCCGCTGCATCTCTGGGTCCGGTGAGTAGTCCCTGACGCCCTGCTTACGCATCTCGTCGGCGCGGTGCTGCTTGCTGGTTATCTGACAGTCCAGATGCTCGTCGTAGTAGTTGTAGTTGCAGCCGCCCGATACGGTGTCCCCCTGGATCTGGAGCCGCATATCGGCGTACTTCTTGTGGTGCCCGCGCTGGAGCCCGTGACAACACTCAGGGCACCTGACCAGCAGCCACTTATCGTCGGTCGTCATGAAATGCTCACTGACCGTCTGACATTCTGGACATTCCAAATCGTAAAGAGGCATTAGTTCGCCTGCTTCATGGAGCGTTGCTGCGAGCCCGCCCCGGTTTGTGAGACCGCCTGGGCCTCGTCCTGGGGCGCACCAGACTCGGGCACTGTCGGTTGCGCCTGCGCCTGTAGCATGGCTATCTGCATCTGTGCGGCCTGCACTAGCCCCTTAATGAAGTTCTCGTCCTTGATACCCACGTCCTCTAGGATGCCCCTAGCCAGCACCTCGTTGGACGCCAGGAACGGCGTCTGCCCGAGGGTGGTCCACAACTGCTGTTTCAGCGCGGCCATCTGAGCTGAGTCGGTGGGGGCCATCTCCTGAACGTCGATCTCGATGTCGAAGTCCCCCGCGATCATGTCGCGGTCCACCAATGCGGTGAACAACTGCCCGTCGTCTCCCTCTATCTGGACAGCCCGCTCTACAGTCATGTTCGCATCTATTGAATCGTTTAACTTCTTGAACAGCTCCAGAAGGAAGTTCTTCATCTGCACGCGCTCGTAGGTGTTGCGTGCGTTCTCTCCGGCCTGGAGGTTGTTGGACTGGGTGGCGGTATCGGACGTGGCCTTGCCTCGGGCCTCTGGCGACCCTGCCATCTCATCGAAGTCGTTGCTCGCCGAGGCAGACGCTTGGTAGATAGACGGGTTTACCGGCGGAGGCGCAAAGACGGTCAGCGGTTCAGTGCCGGGATACGACTCCTTCTGCGTGAACACTACTTCCATGTCAACGTCGCTGGTCAATTTCCCAAGGTTCTCGGTATCGAACCGGCTCTTGGACGTGATGACCTTCCGCAGAGAACTCTTGCCGCCGACGTACTCAAGCCTGCGGGAGTTGTTGTACCACTCGTTCACCGGCACTAGATCAGACGCCTTGGGGTGTGGGTAGAACTCGCCCAGTTTCTCTTGGTATCTCAGGAACGCCAGCGGTGAATGGGTTATCCCGATGGGGGTAACTTCATCGCGCAGCGCCTTGCCGTGGCCATCGGCCAGCACCATGTAGCGGTCCTTGACGAAATCATAGATGTGGAACAGGCGGACCAGTTTAGCCTTGTCCTCTTGGTCCTCGCCCTCCAGCCATGTTTCGTACTTTATCCGGCTCTCGTCGTCGTCGTAGTCCCCGGTCTCCTCTAGGTCCTTGGTGTTCTTGAACAGCGGGTCGGCCTTGACATCATCCAGATAGCGGACCTGCTCTATAGCGACCCACCGATGCTGCATAAAGTCGTTTTCGCCATCGGGATCTATGATGATGTTCCGGTAGTTTACCCAGTCTATGAACCACTCTTCCCACACTGGGAGGTTGGCCTTGCGAATAAGCCTGCCGTTGTCATCCTCCATCGGCATACCAGTGACTGGGTTTGGCACATACTCGCCCCAGTCCAGCGCTCCATCAGGGCCAACGGGGATCATCTGCTCGGAGTCTTGCTTGGGCGCGGTCTCAAAGGACGGCCTATAGCCGACAGCGGCGGCGGCGTAGGCCAAGATGCCCGCCTGATCGCAGCGGTCTATCGTCTGGGTAAGGCCGAATAGAGGCTGAGAGATGATATCGTTGAAAAGGTTCTCTCTAGCCTTGGCCGGGATTACCTGCCGCGTAACTACTTGTCCCATCTGGTCGGTCTGCGGTGTACCGTCAGGCCCCATGATCGGTACGGGGATAGCGTTGTATCCTGCCGGGGTGCGTGGTGTGAACTTAGCGCGGGGGTTCTTGTAGGCGACGGAGGCCCGATGCGTATTTACATAGGAGCGAACCTTGTTGACCGTGACCTGATCGCCCTTGCCGAAGTCCAGCGCCTTGTTGCCAACAGACAGCCATTGCTTGCCGTTAACAAACTGCTCGTTCCTCTCCCATGCGCCCTCTTCCCTCTTGCGGCGCTTGATGCCACGATCCAACATCGTAAACCACCAGCGCACACCCTTATCGGAGTCGCCGGAGAATTGCTTGACATCCATGCCGATCATTAGTTACTGACCTTCTCATGTTTGGGCGTCATCGGCATCCGACAACGAGAGCAGACCAACTGCGGGTATCCAGATCCTACCGTAGTCATGACCGTCATGCAGGCCGGGCAAGAGTGGGTCGTCAGGTATTCCAACCCCTCTATGGTCTTGCCTATGCGCGGCATTACTGGAGCCTTTTTTGCAGCCTTCTTAGGCGACTTGGATTCCATATTGCGGCCTTTCTCTTTCGCGCTGTCTCTGGTCTGCGAGGTCCAGTAGGTCATCCATGTAGATACCGTCTGGTCTCTTCTTTTTGTCTTTGGTCCAGAGCGTTGGGCGGGTGTCTAGGATGTAGCAGCTTGCGTCGTAGGCGTGGTTGTCCTTATCCATGATCTTGCCTGGGTTGTTCTTCCTCTGCTCAACCGCTGCCGATACATGGCGCTGCCACTTCAGGTTCATGAACTCGCGCTGTAGGTTGGGGCACCCGTCAGTGATGAACGCCTTCGGGGCCATTGGATCAGACCAGTATTCAGAGGTGAAGCGCATTGCCATCGGCACGTCTTGGCCTCGGCGTCCCGGCAGAAAATCGACCCCTAATTCGCAGAACTGCTCGCTGATGGACTTGTTCTTGTTGGCACTCATCTGGTCCTTGGCGCAAATCTTGGGATCGCACCTCATGTCTTGGATGTGTTTCCAGTAGGGACCGGCCTTGATCTCGTCTGTAAACTCCGTAGCGTTCATGCAGGGCTTGTAGATTTCCCACAGCGCATGGAGGTAGCCCTTAACATCCACGCCCCAGACGATGAAGGCCGACGGGGAGTCCATGCCGTGATCGTAGCCAGCGAACAGATTCATTTTAGAGATAGCCTCGTTGGGGTCCATCTCTGGGGTAAAGATCGGATGGCTCAGTGAGGTGATGAACGGGAAGACCGGATCTCCGCCCCCGGCGTTGTAGTCGATCTCCATCTCCGTCTTCCAGCCGGAAGAGTCCATGCCTCCGACGTATCCCTTGACCGCCTCTTTGACCCATGCCGCACCGTTGCGCCCTGGGTCTTTGGCCGGGTCTGCGGTATAGTGGACCTCAAGCACCCAATCCCCAGCGGGGGTCTCCCACGATCTCAAGCCGCGAGGCCACTTCATGCCGAGGATGTCTAGCCCGCGCTGTACGGTGGGGTGGATGCGGTGTGTTGGGTCTCTGCCGTCAGGGGCCTCCAGAACGCGCCGATTGAACGCAGAGCCAGAGTCCACTGAGGACAGTGAGATGATCTTGCCGCCGCCTGTGGCGGCAGGCTGGGCCGCTACCATCGCAGCCTCGTATTCCTCTTGGAAGGCGCTCTCATCTGACACCATCAGCGAGAACGTGTACTGCCTGACCTGATGTGCCCCTTGAGGCAGGGCATGGATCTTGGAGCCGTTCCAAGGGATAGTTGCGCCGGACGGGTCGTCTTCCTTTGGGGAGAAGATCAATGAGCCGACCTGATTCCCGCGCCCAGAGATGATGTTCGGGTCTTGCAGGAACGGAGGGAGGTGCTGGAGGATGAAGTCCATACGCCCGCCCGTGGGATTCTTGGACCCCTCGGACACCATCGCGTGCGCGTCCTCCTCCTTCTTTGTCTGGTAGATAACCTCCCGATACGGGGCGGTCATGGCGTACCAAACGGAGAACGCAGTAGAGAACCACGACATGCGGATCTGCCGGGACTTGGGGATGTCCAGATTATTGCAGGCCAGCATGTAGAGGAAGACGACCTTGGCGTAGTCGGGATCGTCGCCCAGCAGTAGCTTGCGCGGAGTCTCTTTATCGTGGCTGTCTTTCGTGTAAA